GGTGATATCGACACATATTCAGAAGGTGAAACACTAGAGGAAACTAGCAGACTAGATATAGATTACTTAGATGTTGACTTCCTCACCAATGTCTTAGATGTTGTTGAAGCTCTAATTAAAACAACTGCAAAGTTACAAGATCAACAAGCAGGTTCGGCTGGAGGAACACAAAGATTAGTAGGTGCAAACTACGGATTCAATAAAGACTCTCAGTTTAATGTCTTTGAAGAGGATGGAAATCTAGTATTCTTTAGATCAGTGAATGGTGTTATTGAGATTATTATTCAGAATGGTAACTCAGGATTCATGGATTTAAGAGTTGGAGACTATGAAGGAGTTATAGAATTTGGTGGTGGAGACCCCGCAATTCAAATCTTTATTAACCAAAATAACTAAATACTTGTTTGTAGGAGAGAAATATGGAATATCTAAAACGGTTTTTAGATTGGCATGAAGCCTTAACATACAAATGGATAGAAAGATTAGAGATAACAGAATACCACGCAATGTGGGTTGGTTACTTTAAAGGACTTTTGTTAGGACTACTACTATGGTGGATTTTTTAAAAAACTTTTGGAAGAAATTAGATGCATTCGGAATCACATTACTGTTTGCATTGCTATTTTTTATCGCTATGGGTGCATATGCAGGCCCGTCAGATGACAACCATGTTCATGTCGAACAGGTAGGAAATGGTGGTGATGATGTATCACTAACTATTGCTCAGCTTGGTTATGGTAACAAAGTTGAATTTTCTTTTGCACACTCCGATAATATATTTAATTTGACTCAGAATGGTTCAGGCAACTATGTTGGTTGGGTAACATATTGGGGTTCAGGTAAAAGCTGGGGTGGTGATGTAGATGGTACAGATAACAATGAACTTATAGTACAACATGATGGTGCAGAGTATGGTAGACACTTATGGGGTAACAATAATGATGTCGATGTATATCAAAATGGAAGTCATACATTATACCTAGATGTTCATGCAGACGATACAACTGTAGAAGCCTGGCAAGAAGGTTCAGGAAGTCACTATGCACATTCATACTTCTATGGTACAGCAGATGGTTCAGATGTTGATCTAGAACAAAAAGGTAATGCAAATCATAATGCACAAATCAGACTTCAAGGTACTGAACCAACAACACTTAATCTTTTACAACAAGGTACAAGTAATCAATCATATTCGGTCACTAATACTTGTTATACAGCTGGTGGTTGTACATTAAATGTAACTCAGGGGAACTAATGAAACAGTGGTTATTTAACAAGATGGCTCCATATGCCATCCAATTTAGAGAGTGGTCGAAAGGAAAAACATGGATACAAATCCCATTGTGGATTTTTATATTATGGATGTTAGGATTTGCTAATCCTTACTGGTGCGTTTATCCAGTCTGCTGGATTCAGTAATGTACAGTTGGAAAACCGTCCTAGTAACTATTGGGTTACTGTTCGGTCTTAAGGTTTGGAATCCATATCTAATTGAGAACATCACATGGTCATGGTTTGACTTCTTACATCAATCACATGAAGTAGAACAAGTAGAAGATATAGTTCTAGTTGATATCGATGAGAAGTCATTAGAGAAGTATGGTCAGTATCCATGGCCAAGAAACATTTATGCAGATATCATGTTGGAATCACATTATTCCAATACACATGTATATACTCAATTATTCAAAGAACCCGATAGATTTGACGGAGATGCTAAATTTGCAGAGGGTTTAGTTAATCGCTTATCGATACTTTCAGCAGCTCCAACAATTCAGAAAGATACTGGTACTGCACCGTTTGTGAGGACATCGGTCTTCGGCGGTGGCGAGATTAAAGATCATATTTGGAACTTTTCAGGCATTGCATCACCCGTTGAGATGCTAATGGCAAATTCATATGGTGTTGGCGTCACGGTTGCAACTCCGTCAATATCAGGTACACCAAACTTTGACGGGACGATTCGTTCTGCACCACTTATAGTATCTGCAAACGATCAGATATATCCATCCGTTGCACTGGAAGTGCTTCGTGCATTTGGAGATCATAAAAATTATCAGACAAGGGTTACACCCGAAGTTGGAATCGAGTGGATTCGTATGGGTCGATCTGCACCCATTGAAACAACACCTACTGCAGATATTCAGATTGCATACTGGTATGACTTTGAGAGAATATCTGCAGCTGATTTATCAGAGTCAGACTTACAAGGTAAGATACTTGTATGGGGTCTAACTGCAGAAGGACTTAATAATCCATCTTCAACCCCAGTGGGTGTAATGTATCCCCATCAAGTTCAAGCCTCAGTCCTCCAGTCCGTCTTGCAAGAAGTTCGAATACAACAATCCTACTATCTTGAATTTTTGTCTCTCGTTCTTCTTCTGTCAGTCCTTCTAGGAATACTGGGAGTGGTTTACACACTTCCCACAGCCTTTGCGGGGATAGTGAGTTTAACTTTCGTTGGATTTCAGGTGGGTGGGGGTTTCTATTGGTGGTCTTCATCTCTCGTTCTTTTCGATACTTTCTACTCATCGATTGCCTCCATGATTGTGTTCGGACACGCATCCTTCAACAAATACTATAAGACCTATCAACTCAAAGAACAAATTAAGATGCAGTTCCAAAAATATTTATCTCCTGACATGGTTGACGAACTGGCTAAAAACCCTGAAAAATTGAGACTTGGTGGAGAAAGAAAGGAGATGACATTCATGTTTATGGACATATGTGGGTTCACTCCGATCAGCGAAGCTTACAAGAATAATGATGACCCCGAGGGATTAGTAGACTTGATAAACAAATTCCTTGATGTTCAAACCAAGATAATAATAAATAATGGAGGAACCATAGACAAATACATGGGCGATTGCATCATGGCATTTTGGAATGCTCCATTGGATTGCGAAGAACATGCAGAACTTGCTGTTAAGTCTGCAGAAGAAGTATTAATTGCAACCAAGGAACTCAATGAAGAACTTAAACCTCTTAATCTGCCTCCTATTAATGTCGGTATCGGCATCAGCACAGGAGAATGTATTGTCGGAAACATGGGGTCAGAAGTTAGATTTGACTATTCCGTCATTGGAGACGCCGTCAACTTGGGTGCTAGACTCGAAGGACAAACGAGAAATTATGATGGGGTGGACTTGTTGTTATCGGAAAGAACTTATCAACTATGTCCAAACAGAGCATTTACTCAAGTCGACAGAATTAATGTCAAGGGTAAATCCGAGAAGGTTACAATATACACTTGTTGAACCCATAAATGATTTTCAATGGGGTGCATTTGTAACACTTCAATTTCTTGATATCTACACTACCTATAAAGGATTACAATACGATTGTGTATATGAAGCTAATCCTCTCATGGGTGAACAACCCTCAGTAATGAAAATGGGTATAACAAAGTTTGTTGTACTTTATCCAGCAGTAACAGCTGAACGCAATAACCGAGAATTGAGTAAACAAAACATGAGAGATATTAATAGACTTATGTCTATAGTTATCATGAACAATATGTCAGTCGTTAATAAAGCAAAAAGAAATTGCACAAAAAGGCCTTGACATTTTCATATTTGACCCCATATAATATATAAATACTTTTGTAATTGCTCAATTGAGGATTACATTTATATTAACTTGCTTATTAAAAGGAGAAAAATATGACGCATTTAGATATATTTGGTCAATTCAGACCGTTCGCAATTGGATTTGATAGATACTTCGAAGACCTCGATAGACTATCTAATCTTCCACAAAACAACTACCCACCTTACAATGTTGTAAAGGTTGACGATGAAAATTTCATTGTTGAACTTGCAGTTGCTGGTTTTGGTAAAAAAGATGTTTCTGTTACTAAAGAGAAGAATCTTCTTATCATTGAGGGTAAAGTAGAAGACGCCGAAAAAGAATTCGTTCACAAAGGTTTGGCTTCTAGAGCATTCAAGAGATCATGGACTCTTGCAGACAATGTTGAAATTGATTCTGCAGAGTTGAAAGACGGCATCTTGTCTGTTAGTTTAGTGAAGGTTATTCCCGAAGAGGATAAACCAATCTCTATAAAAATCTCTTAAACCCACTATACAAAATAGACTCTTGGTGTTATACTGAGAGTCTATTCTTAACTATAGGAGAGATTATGTTATCAGTAGGAGAACAGTTCCCAAGTTTTACACTTAAGGGAATTAATGAAAACAACGAATTTGTTGATGTAGAAGTTAATGAAGGATATACGCCTTTGAAAAAAGACTGGTCTGTAGTTTACTTTTACCCGAAAGACTTTACATTCATATGTCCAACAGAAATTGCTGGAATGGATATCTTAGTCGATCATGCAAATGTTGTTGGTATCAGTGGTGATAACGAGTTCTGTAAATTAGCATGGAAACAAGATAATGAGTTGATAGGTTCTATCAGACATTCACTTGCAGCTGATTGTGGACTTGGACTATCACATCAACTAGGTATCGTAGATGATGAAAATGGTGTTTGTTATCGTGCAACATTCATTTTCGACAAAGACAGAGTCATTCAACATGCATCAATCAATGCATTAGACACTGGACGAAATGCACAGGAAGTTCTAAGAACTTTACAAGGATTACAAGCTGGTGGACTCACTGGTTGTGCATGGAACGAAGGTGATGAGTTTGTTGGTTAATTTCAAAAACCATCTTTACATAGGACTATGGTATATGATATCATAGTTCTATGTACTTTCAATATACTTTAGACGATTTAAAACAAAATTCTTCTCAGAAGAAATTCTCATATATTACATTCTTTGCAGGCGGTGGTGGTTCATCGTGTGGATATAAACTCGCAGGTGGTGATGTTCGATACATGAATGAGTTCCAACAGATTCATGTTGACACTTATCTTAAGAACTTCCCTGATACTGTACACGAATGTAAAGATATCAAACAAGTGACTGGTAAAGGCATTATGGAACTTACTGGTCTCAAACCATATGAACTTGATCTACTGGACGGGTCACCACCTTGTCCACCTTTCTCTATGGCTGGAACCAAGAGAGAAGGATGGGAACAAGAGAAGGTTGCATATGGAATGAAACAACAAAACATCGAAGACCTTACATGGGAACAAATTAGAATTGCTGGTGAACTCAAACCCAAAGTAATTGTATGTGAGAATGTAAAAGGTCTCTCTATGGATTATGCAAGAGATCATCTTAACAAGATGGTCACAGATTTTGAAGCACTAGGTTATTCAGTTGTATGGAAGATCATGAAAGGACATGAACATGGAGTACCTCAAAAGAGAGAAAGAGTATTCATGGTTGGTGTTCGTGATGATGTTCTAGAAGCAATTGGTAGACCTTGGATGACTCTAGGAAGTATCTTCCCTGAACCATCAGATCAATATGCAACGATCAGTCAAGCAATTGATGATCTTGAAGATGATGAAGAGAATATCGAAGATGCTAAATACTTAGAACAAGCTATGAAAGATTCATCAAAAGGTCATTGGGTTCATGGATTTGAAAAACATCCTGATGAAAAGTTTGCAAACTGTACACCATGTAAAGGTATTGATGGTGTTGCAGATAAAGAGAATATGTCCTATGTTTCTATTGGAGATCATATTGTAAAACCTTGGTTCCAAGAGAACATTAGATTAGGACACATACCAGCGGAAGACGAGAAACATTCTTATTATATGTCTAGGATAGTTCCAAAACATTTACCAGCTCATTCATTGACTGAACAAGGATGTCAACCTAAATTTATGGGTGGTAATCATTTCCATTACAACGGTAAGAGAATTTATACACCAAGGGAAATGGTAAGACTTATGTCACTACCTAACGATTATCAAATGACTGGTGATTACAATGATAAGGGTGCAAGGATTGGATTAATGGTTGCACCACTATGCTTGTATTATCTAGTTGAAGAAATCAAAAAACAGATATTAGAACCATGGAACACATTGCAAAAGTAGATCACGGTTTCAAAGAAACCTACGATAAGTGGAACGGAAAGTTCCTAGACAAATCATCATACGATGAAGTTATATCATCTATAGGAGTAGATGAGAAATTAATTAAAGTAAGTAAACCAGTTGCATCTATTACAGGTGATATGGCTCCACTTGCATATATTGTTAAAGGTGAATACACTGGAGACAATTATCAGACTATTAAAGATACATTGTTTTCAATTGATGATGTCTCAACTATGAGAGCAAATGCATCAGGCCCAATCGATCATGAGGATATGAAAAAGAAAGGATTGATCGAAGGTGTACATTACAAACTAAGAACACCTAACTCTTACTATCCACTTAAAAAGAATGGTAAGTTCAATCGTATTGCAGAAGCAAATGCAATTCATTCTGTATTGATAGGATATAAGAGAGGAAGATTTACAGGGATGATTAATCCTAGTGGTTGGATGAAGAAGAAATCTAATCAACAAAAGTGGGAAGTATTACAGAAGATTGCACCTCTTAACGAAGGTGCATTAAAGATCGCTGCTCCCGATGTGTGGCGTCAGCAAAGATCATTTGCAGACAATTATATTGAAAGTAAGTATCACATCGGGGGCGCACCTATCACGGCTTTATCTGCAAACAGATATTCCAGTGAAGGTACTGCAAAAATGTCAGCACATCTAGATGGAAAAGATTTAGAGTTTGGATTGACAACAATGTGCGTTTTCAGGATTGGAGACTTCAAGGGTGCATATCTTTGTTTCCCTAGATACGGTCTTGCAATAGAAGCTGATGATGGTGATGTATTGATTGCAGATTCAAATGAATTACATGGTGTTACACCTATCGAAGGAAATGGTGTGAGACTTTCATGTGTTGCATATTGTGATGAACATGTTGCAACAATGGGTATTGGTGGTAAATCAGAAAACCCGATTGGCCCATCTAACAAAGATAAACATGGAAGTCTAGACGAGTTTTTTTAGATGATATACTTAATCGGTGGAGTACCATGTTCAGGTAAATCAACCCTGATGAGAGGTCTTATCTCTCGTTTAGAAGAACCTAAACTTGTAGAACCTATGCCTCTATTCAAATGTCAGGAACATGGTGACATTCTAGTATGTGGTCAGTATCCCGAAGGAGAAACATTCGGTGGTACAGATAGATTATCATATGGTGCAATACCACACTTTAGAGAATTTTGTGATGGTATCAGTATTGGATATAAACATACTATTATAGAAGGTGATCGATTCTTTAGAGCAGAAGATATAGAATGGGTACTAGACAATCATGAATCAGAAGTTTACATTCTTACAGTTGACTCAGATGAAGAGAAACGAAGACACGAAGAACGACAAGATACTCAAACAGAGAAATGGTTACAGGGTCGTAGAAGTCAGATAGATAACATTCAAAAGAATTTCAATCTTATGGGAAGGTTAAATGTGGTCAACAACAGAGACATTCAAACTTCCCTAAGAATAGCTGATGAAATCTACGGGAAAATTATTTCATGATTGTTCTTGTTCTAGGTGCTTCATGCAGTGGTAAGTCAACGATGTTAAATAATCTTTGTGATAGATTACATACTCCAAAAGAAGATATTTTTGAACCTCTTCCATTTTGGAAATGTAGAGAATACGGAGACATATTAAATGTTGAATCATATCCAATTAAGTATCCACCAAATCAAGTGTTCAATGGAACAGAAGTAATAACTGCAGAGAAAACTATCTATGATGGTGAATCAGCAGTGATAGAGATTCCAAAGTATCAAGACTTCTGTAACGGTGTTGTTGAATCATATGTACATACACTTATAGAATGTGATATGTACTGGAAAAGTCAAGAGATACAATGGGTATTAGATAACCATGATGCACAAGCTTTTCTTTTAACAGTTGATTCGGATGAAGAACTTAGAAGACATAATGAAAGACATAGTACACAATCTGAGGAAGAAAAACTATTGTGTAAATTGCAGATAAATAATATACAAAAGAACATTAATGAACTTAATGTGAGAGAAAACAATACCACTGAATCTTCATTAAAAATTGAAGACGAGATTTATGCCAAAGTTATTTAAAGAAGTTTATAGGGTTGTAGAAAACCCACATGAAACAGACGCTGGGATAGAGATCATCAGTGGAGAATGGGAGGGTTTAGTTTACCAGTACGGTGATGTACAATTCGAAGATGGTAAACCTCATTTGAATTTTAAGAGAACTATAAGAAGGTTACCTCAATCAGGTGACACTGTAGAAGACTTAGAAAAAAACGAGGAACTAAATAACCTTATGGGCGACATACTTGTAGAGTTAATACAAGAACAAATAGAGAGGGATAAAGAAATTGAACAAAGAAGTATTGAAGGAACAGATTAAAAGACACGAAGGTGAGGTCTTAGAAGTCTACGAAGATTCGTTAGGATATCTAACATTAGGCGTGGGTCACTTGATTCAGAAG